CCATGCTTCGGTGCGGCCGTCACGGTCGTTGACCTTTGCCCGCTGCTTGGCCTTGTATCTCAGGTTGGCTTCTTCCCTGACCAGCCACGCTCGCAGGTCAAACACCACCGAGTGCCAGCCGAGCTTGTCCATCTTGTTTGCGTCATCGTTTTTCATTGGCACGCCTGTCTCCTCTGTACTGCCGTCCCTGATCGATTCGCTTCTTGCGAACAATGTCCCGCTCGGCCCTTGCCGCCAGCAGTTCGAACATCCGCACCATCTCGCTGACGCAGATGCCTGCTGCCCGCTCGATAGTCTCGTCGTCGCTCCATCGTTCGCGGCACTCCATCACTCTCGCCATCTCGTCGTCCGTTAGTTCCAGTCCCATCGCCATTTGCTAGACCTCCATGCGTTGACGTACTGCAGCTGCTCTCCCAGCTGTCTGAATCCATGCAATCAACTCGTCGCCGCTGTACCAAAGCCGGTTGGCCAGCAGCACCGGCCGCAGCATTCCTGCTTGGCGACCTTCTTCTAAAGCCTTTACTGACAGGCCGACCGCCGCATTGATGCCGTCAGCCGTGTATAGGCGTCGCTCGTCGATGTAGCCGTCTCGCCGCGTGTTCACTTGCCAGCTCCCAAAAACGGGTTGTCGGTCGTCAGGATTCGCACGTGTCCAGCGGCGAGAATGTTTTCCGCTGCAATTTGCGACGCCTCGAAATCTGCCTGCTGTTTTTTGGGCAGTGCCAGCATCGTTCGGCGGAACTGCATGTAGTGCTTGACGCACAATCCACGCTGATGCTCAGTTGTTTCACAGTGCAGGCATTTGCCTGACCTAACTCGCTCTTTTGTTGTTTCCTGCTTGGTTTTGCTCATGTCCTTCTTTCCGTTTTAATTCGACGTTTGATCGACGTGGTGATATTATCGACATGGAAACCCCATAGCAAGACTAGACTAACTACAGACTAGCCATTTATTTGACACGTTTGGTCCGGCTTAATAACGCAAGTCCTTGTCAGATACGGACTTGCAACGACAAAAAAACATGGAAAAATGTTTTGCATGAACACAAAAACAAAAACTTGTCTGCAGTGCGATCAGCCCAGTAAGCAGCGTGGGCTTTGCCAGAAGTGTTACAGCCGCTTCCGCAATGCCATGCAGCGACTAGAACACGGAAAAAAGAAGCCTTTTGAACAGGCCTTGGTTGACGCTGGGCAGATACTTCCGCCAGCAAAAAGAGAACCGGACAGCTACGACCCGTTTGGCGAACTGGCCGACCAGCTGCAGAATGCGGAGCCAGCGGAAATCGAGAAAATCGTTGAGAAGTTCCGCATTGAAAACGAAAAGTCGCAAAAACTAACTGTCCAGCAGGAAGCGGATATTGTCGTCGAGAACGTCAAGCAGGCCGCTCGCCGCAAAGGCATCACACCGAAAAAGAAGGCTGATTAGCATGTCTCCTGTTCAGCCTTGCGTTTGTTACCCACCCCCACCTTCCCACACATTTTTAGAGGCAATGCGTGTTCAAGACATCGGAGATGTTGTTTGTCAGTTATCCAACCAGCACGATGGTGCAGACCGAATGGAAGTTTGAACCAAGACGGCTGGAAGTGGTCAAAGTTCGTGATTTGATAAAGGCTCCGCTTAAGCCCGATGAATACCTGCGGCGGCCGCTGGTGCATCGAGGTCGCTGGCTGGTAAAGGCAAGAGACCTGGACTGCAATCAAGTTAAGCAGTTTTATCTAGCCAGCTGCAAAGAGTTCTACCGGCCGACTGGCCTGCGGCTTGGTTTGTACTGGCCCGGCGATCAAGAACAAAAGCCCGCCGAAGTTCTGCCCGGCCGGTTTGCCTGCACCAAACGAGATCGCATTCTCTTAGCGATTGTTCTGGCGAGGCTGCAAAAAACAGATTTTGGCGGCTTCGACTTGCGTGTGACCGTCGACCGGCGCACCAGCTGATGAAGCACAGCGTCAACGTCACGGTTCGCAAACGTCCTGACACCGGCTACTACCAGCTCCGCGCCATCAGTCCGCTCAACGGCAAGGAGCTGCGTAGGTCAGCCAAGACCACGCAGCTGAAGGAGGCGCTGAAAGCTGCCGCTGCATGGGAGGCCGAACTTGAGCAGGGCATTTACACGAGGCGGATGACGTGGGAACAGCTGGCCGTTCGGTTCGCCGATGAGTACTTGCCGAGGCTCAAGTCCAATTCACGCTCAACGATGCGGGCAACGCTGACGGCGTTTGGCAAGTTCGTCGAGCCGCAGGCTGGCATCTCGGCCATCACCGGCAGCACCATCAGCCAGTGGACCGCTCGGCTTCGGCAAAGCGGACTGCGGGAATCGACGATTGCTCGTCACCTGCGATGCCTCAAGTGCGTACTTAACTGGGCCGTCTCCACCGAACTGATGGCGCGGCGACCGTCCATCACGATGCCAGCCAACGCCAACAAGAAGCGGTTCCTGAAGGGCAGGGCACTGACCGAGGCGGACTTCGCGCTGCTGTGCCAGACGGCCGACCGCATCAACCCGACGTTCACGCCGCTGCTGAACCTGCTGTGGCTGTCCGGCCTGCGAATCAGCGAAGCCTACCGGCTGTCGTTTGACACTGGCCCCAATCAGGTTGACCTGGCGAATCGGCGGTTTGTGTTCTTGGCGGCTGGGCAGAAGTCAGGCCACGACGAAACGATTCCGCTGCTGCCGGCGCTGCACGACTGGCTCGCATCGCTGGGACGCACCAGTGGCCCGGTAGTGCGTCCACTCGTCGGCGGCAAGCCTGTTACCCTCGACACGACCAAGCGTCAAATCAGTGCCATCGGTGCAGCGTCGGGACTTGTCACCGGCAGCGAAACAGGCAAGCACGTCACGGCTCACGACCTGCGGCGTTCGTTCGGGACACGCTGGGCACTGAAGGTCCATCCGCTGGTACTCAAGAAGCTGATGCGTCACGAGACGCTGGACACGACGCTGCGGTTTTACGTCGACCTAGACGACAGCCAGATAGCCGACGCCATCGCCAATTCACCGTACACGGGATCGTACATCTCGGCTGGCTCATTCGGTGATTCGCGGCAAACGAACCAGCGGAAAACACGGGGAAAGTGACGAACTTCCGGCAGCGTTCCTGCTTGCTCAGATTTTTAAGTCCTGAGCGTCTGCCATTCCGCCACTCGGCCGAGTGCGTTTTTCACGGTGTTTTTAGCGTTTTCCGGTTTGCCGTACATCTCACCGTGCGGGAAACGTACACGGCGCACCGATGAAACGTGCAGGCATTGTAGCGGCGTCCTTGCATGTCCTCCAAGGTCACTCCCGAACGGGAAGAAACCCCGCAGAATCCCGCCGTTTTACCGTGCGGGAAAATTAACAGAATGCCACCCTCCCGGCAGCGTAAAATGACCATAGACGGCGAAGTCGGCACCGGTCACGCAAGGAGGCGGCGATGTGGGAAGAAGAAGACGACGACGACATCGAGTGCTGGCTGACTATCCTCTGGGGTTATGCCAGGTCTAGCCGGTTCGCACGACGTAGCTTGAGTTCAGCCGCAGGTTGTCAACTTGGAACTGGCCGTCGCTTGCTACCTCGATTTCGGCGAGCCCATGATTATGCTTGTTCACGCGGCTATACTCAGGATTGAGGTCAGCAAGGCAACCAACCGACCAGCATACGACCTCCTCATGCTTCCAGTTGGGCTCGGTGTGCGTGCTGGTGCGGTGATGATGCCCAACCATCACGCTGGCCGTTGTTCGCAGGAATGCCGACCGGGCTGGCATGGCAGGAACAAACGGCCCGCCGCTTAATTCGTGACCGTGGAAGATGGCCAACTTGCCAGCCATAACCGGGCGACCATCACCAACAAACTCAATGCCATGTTTCTTTGCGCCGAGAATCGCAGGCAATCGCACCTGCGGGAGGTCGCTGATTTCCGGTGCGTGGTTCCACAGCCAGTGATCCCATCGCTCATCATGGTTGCCCATTTTGTACACGATGCGAGAGGCGGGGAACTGCGACCTCAGCCAAGCAAGCCCCTCTCGCAGCAGCTTGACCTCTCGCTTAAAGTTTCGTTTCTTTGGGTTCTTCGTGTAGCGGCTGATCGTGTAGAAGTCGGCAAAGTCACCGTTGAGCAGTAGAACGTCAGGTTTGCTTTTCTTCAGGTGTGCCACCGCTGCGGCCAGTGCCTGCTCGTCGTGGTACGGCACATGCACGTCCGACAAGATGCCGACAGTTATATCGCACCCCAGTTCAAACGGCTCCCATTTCTTCGCCAAGCTCGGCGGCAGCTGCGGCTTCGTGCCCGCCTTGCCCTTTGGCCGAAACAGCGACTTGTCGGTCGTCTTCTTGCGGTGGTTGCTGCCGATCGCGCCGCGAATCCGCCTGATGGTGGCCCGTGCCTGCTCAATCGTACACTTGCACTCCTGGGCAATTCGCTTGGCCAGCGTGCGGTTTGGCGCGTCAGGGAACTTGCGGCAGAGATTCTCAGCTGCCAGCCGCTGCGTTGTCTTCTGAATCATGCTGGGCCTCCTTGGTTTGGCATGTGTAATCGTCACAGGCGAGGCAGCATCGCTCGAGCTGTCCGTGCCGGTATTTCGTTTGAGTGCAAATCGTGTGCAGCGGGCAGCGGTAAATTGGAACCGACTGGCCGCGGTAGCCGCACAGCTTGTTGATGGCGTAACGCCAGATTTCGCCGAGGTGGGTGCAGGGTGTCATGAGTTCGACGGACGCCAGCTAATTGACTCCCACTGAACGTATCCGCCGCCAAAGTTAAAGTTGCCCGTAAACTTGCCAGCCGCACTATATGAGGTATCCCATCGGACTCTTGTTTCTGTTCCGACATAGCACTGGAATTTTTCGTATCCCGGCCCAGGCACTTTGGCCATTTCAATTGCTGGCTCATTTAAGGCAAGGGGGATCTGCAGGCCGGTAGGATTGTCAGAGCTGCGAAAGTATCCGTTCATCCCCCACTTAACCTCAACCAGCTTTTCGCATTTCTTTATACGAGGATCAAGCACGACACCAAAGACGCTGTACTTGTATTCGCAGATTAAATACGGCAGATAACTTCCGGTCGCCGCCGATAAATAGCCAGATGAAATCGTCCGCTGCACTCTGCGTGTCCCGCCGTTTCGGATTTCATACCCGTACATTTGCAGCAGCATCACTGGCACCATTGCCCCGGCCGAGTTGCGAGTCAGCCTTTTTTCCCAGTAGTGGCCAGCACCGCTGCGATATTCTTGGCTGCCGAATTTGAAAATCAATTCATTCTCATACCGTAGCGACATGATGCCCGTCGCCGTTCCGCCGGACGCTGGCACCGGCAACTGCCAGCCAATAATGTCTGTGTATCCTTGGATGTGGATTCCATACAGTCCGCCATAAGGCGTCCCGTTGTAGCTCAGGTACATCGGGGATTCGCTGTCGCAGTTCAGCGTCAGTTCGCTGGTCTTTTTTGCTGCCCTATTTGAAACGGCTGGAGGGTATGACCTTGCGCTTGGTCCAGTGATGTTAGTTACTGCGTCCCAGACCGGGCCGACGGTTGGCGTTGTGTCAAACGGCTCGTTCCACGTAGAGGTGCCTTCTGCACAGCACTCGCAGCATCCGCATCCAAGCAGCGCCATTGTTTAGCTCGCGTAGTACAGGCCGGAAGTTGCATCGAAGTCCAGCGTGAACGTCTGGCCTGTTGCCACGGTCACAAGGTATGAATAATCCAGCCAGCCAATCAGCAAATCATTAGTTGAAGTTTCGTTGTATAAAATCGCGTAGCGGAATGAACCGCTGCCGAGGTTGCCGCCGCTGGCCGTCCAAGTCACATCAGTAGCAATGAGCGTGTATAGACCTGAGCTTTGTGCGGAGCTGGTCACGGTCATCGTCTTGTCGTTCTGCGTGTAACCATTGGCTGTCGATAGCTGGCCGGTAACATCGCTCAGCTGCGTCCAGCTCAGGCTTGGCGCGTTGCTGGTGAGAATCCACTTCAGCGTGTCGCTGCCGAGGTTGTGCTGCTTCTCGTGGACGGCTTCGACGAACGAATAAAACTTTGTCAGTGTTGGCATTTCTAAGCCGGGCCGCTGCCCGTTCCTGTTCCAGTGAAGTTGACGTTGTTACTCTCGCCGTACATTGATGCAGGCGTGATTGTGCTAGTGTCGATTGCGTCGGTCACAGTGCCTCCAGTGCCCGTGCCAGTTCCCGGCTGGACGCTAGTTCCCTCGTCGTTGCAGTCCTCGGCGATGATGTACCATGCACCATTGCACCAGCCCGCAATTCCGTAGCGGTCGCCATTGGCACAAACGGCCGAGGTTGTCCAGTTGTAGACGGTGATGTTCTGGGTGCTGTCTTTGATTTGTTCGGTGGTATTGCTTTCGTTCCACACGTCGCACTCGACGCTGCCAAGCAGGGTGCCGACTCGCCCAGGGATTCCGCCGCTGGGTGCTTTGATGAGCTTGTGCGGAACGCTCTGCTGTATCATCCGCGGCGGCTGTTGCGTGACATACTGCGGGACGGTTGCCCTCTGGCCGTTGGTTCGCAGCCAAGCTTTCCATTCACGCAGAGTTCTGATGTCCTCGGGAGACAATTGCATTACTGCATCCCCAATGAAGCAAAGTCAGCCGGGCGGTAAGTTAAATACCAGCCACACTTGGCAACGCTGTCGCCGCTCGCGTCCGGCGTGCTGCACCCCAGTTGGCGGCCGTACCCGTTCAGTTGAATAGGCCCAGCTGGAGCAACGTAAATTCCGTCCTGGCCTTCGTCTTTTAGCTGGATACTTTCTTCGACTATTGGCTGCTTGTACGCGGTCAGCGAACGGTTTGCCGTGTCGTTGGTAGTCAAATCACCAGCAGTAAATTTCGTTGCTCCGCTTCCTTTGTACTGCCCGCTAAACAGAGCCTCATTGACGCCTTCATCGTTAATCTTGGTTAGCCAACCTCGAGGGTTGTGCATCATTGCTATGCCGCGGCGAAAATACAGCTTGCCATTGCGCCAGTGGTCCTCTTTCATTAAGTCGTTGATCACCACTGTCAGCGGCGGAAACGTGTACTGCAGTCGAATTCCTTCTTGGTCATACTGCGACAGCGTCAGGCTGAACGCATTCACCCTGTCTAGATACTGCTCCCACTGCGGGTTCCAGTCCCGATGCCAGGTCCAGTAGGTCATCCGCTTGTTGTGCCGACGCTGGTTGATGTTTGGGGCGGGATCGTTAGCGGAGTTTACGACCGGGCCGCCAATGAAATTGCCATAATCAAGGCTTTGCCTTTCCTGCAAGTAAGGCGGCGGCGTCTTGATTGCTGCCGTGAACGGGTCGGCTTCGCTGGCATCCGTGAACCCTAGCAGATGGGCGTCCGTTGCCGGTTCGCTGTACTCGTCAAACCCGATGTCCAGCTTGGGGACGATGTCCTCTGGGTTGGATACCGGATTGCCTTCTACGTCTCGCTCGTATTTGGTGCTTGCATTGCTGAAAGAGCAAGTGACTGTGTAAAGGTTTTTTGCATCCCGGTCGCTGCGGCGATTAGGTGCCTGCGTATGGCACCAAACATAGTCACTCGTTCCAGACAGAAGAACGGCCTGCCCAATTTGCGGAACGCCGGATGCAATGCATGCACTGGCGATTCCTGCAGCCGTGACTTGGTAGGTCTCTGTGTAGTCGTACTGCAAAAAGCCGTCTTGGATTCGCTTCGTCAACGTTTGATTGATTAGGTCTGCCATTATTCGACCTTTGCCTCCTCTGATGCTGTTTGCTCGTTAGCCTGTTCTTGTGCCTGTCGCATCCGCATAAGCTCAAGAAACATTTGATGGAACAGCTGCCGGGTTTCCGTTTCGTACTCCGTCATGCCAACTCTGCCAGCGGTGTAACGCTGGCTGAGCGAGTGCATGTTGCTTGATAACTGGTCAAATCTAGGACTGCTGGCAGAAGCAGCGGTCATCGAGAAATTTGGGTCCGCCCTAGTTCCCATTTCAATGAGGTGTGCAAGTTCTTGATCGTCAACCAGCGTCGGTGATGCTTGAAACTCACGCATCAACCATTCGGAGCCGAGAGCATTCTGAGGCCCAGCTGTGGGTGCTTTGTTGCGTGCCCTTGGGGCTTGTGCTTCGGGGCCTACAAAATACCAGTCAATGGTTCGTCCGATTTCTTCGATAGCAGGAGCAAGAGCAATTGCTATGGTTTGCGCAATAGAAGTTAAATTGCGGTCGATTTTTTCCATTGCGTCTTTGGCCTTCGCAACCTTTTCGGCGTCGATTGCATTCACCGCCGGAACGCCAGCGCCCATTCTTTCAATTTCATCGGCTCCAAGTTTCATCATGTTTGCAAGGTCGCCCGCGCCCTTACCAAGGATTTCCTGGGTGATGGCAAGTTGTTTATCGGCTCCCTCAATCATGGCGATGCCGTCGGCAACTTTCAGGAATGCGTCGCCCAAATCCATGTTTTGCAGGTCATCAGCGGTCAACCCAATTTGAGCAAACATCTCAGTCGCTGATTCTGCACCTTCTCTCAATTGCTTTAAGTTTCGGTTGAGTTTTGAGATGGCCGCGTCGACGCTCTCGGCAGAAGCATCACCGGCCATGTCTGCAACTTGCCTCAGTCGCATCAAATCATCAATTGCAATGCCAAGCTTTTCAGCGTCTTTTAGCGTCGCGTCAATGTTGTCAAACTCATGCTTGATGGCGCTAATAGCTTTGCTTACTGTGAAAACACCAACGGCCGCCGAACCCCAGCCACGGATTACCCGGCCAAACTTGTCACTCCCCTCGGCCAGCAGTTTGGCCGAGTTGCTCATTTGCCCGTAGTCGGTCTTGAGCTTTGCAACGGTGTCCGTGTGGGCTCTCTTGTCAATCAGCCCTTTGGCAAGCATTGAATCCAAGTTTTGCATTGCCTTTTGGTATTTGACAATTTCGGGAACGGACTCCTCCATGATCTTCTTGCTGGCCCGCAGCTCTTGCCGAGTGGCCATCATGCCTTTTTCAAACTGCTCCGTATTGGCTGTGACAATGTAGGCCAAGCTATGGATTGTTGTTCCCGCCATTACTCAATCCTCTAAAGTATTCGAAGGACTTTGCCGCATCCATTTCGTTTTTCTGCAACGACTCTGGATGGACAAACCAACCGTTGAGACACCCATAGGCCCACCATTCAAGCAACTGCTGCGATGTCAAACCGTCGGCCAGTTCATCTACATCTACACACCCAGCCATGTGAGCAAGGCGAAGATGCAGCATCCGCCTTGGGTTGTGAATTAGTCGCTCGACGTTTTTTTTAGTTTGTCGCCGATGTCATCATCGCTTAGTCCGGCCATGTTCATGGCGACATCAGCCATCCTGCTAATTACCGCCGATGGCATCTGCCGCATTTCTGGGAAGTCTTGGTCTCCGAGGTAAGGCTGGCCATCATCGCCAACGACACAGAGCGAAATAATTTTCAGCCTTGCGTCCATCTGCCTTTGCCGGTTGACTTTCTCGCCCGGCCTAAGCCATGAGTCAAACTCACGCACCCGAACGGATTCCGGCAACTCACGCATTTTGACGACGCCGAAGTCCGGCACGTCAACCTCCACAATGCGGGCAACTCGACCTTTTAAGAATTGTTCTCGATTCATCTGCTCATTCCTTGTTAAGTGTTAATTGCATCGAACTTGACTTTGCACGCTGCCGTATCGGCGATGGCGTACAGCGTGACGCTGGCCCCCAGATGGAAGCAGGCTTGCCCGCCGTTAGGCAGCAGCTTGATTGCGTTGGCACCAGCACTGACAAACCGCAGGCTGACAAAGTTAGTGGTGTCCAGATTTGTGGCTCTGACGTAGCCGGGAACCACGTCGCCGAAACTGACGGTTTCTTCGCTGGTGCCGATGTCCTGGCATGTGCTGCCAGCCCTACCAGTCGTTTGCGTGAATTGCCGCGTCTCAGTCGGCGATGTTTGCTTCAAATATCCATTGGTGACCGACATCCCGGTCGTGATACTGATTTCGTTTGCCATTATTCGTCATCCTCCTCTTTCGATTCGACTGGTTCTGAAACGCTGGTAATCACGTCCGGAGACTTGCCAAACTCATTGGCAACCAGCACCCGCACCGCTGTCACAATCCAAGGCTCCTGCGATGCTTGCCAGTTGATAAACTGCACCCGGTGATACGGCGGGTCGCCGGTGTAGCCGACCAGCCCGTAGCCATCGGCGATGATGCTCCGCAGCTGCGGAAACAGCGGGTTGCCGTCTTTGTCTTGCGCTGGATGCGGTGCCAGCCGTACACGTTCTGCCATTGGTGCCTCCAATTAGTTTCCTGCGGTCCATGCTGGCGGGGTGCCGCCGGACCATTTGACGGTGATCTCTCCAGTTTGCACTTGGCTCGTGGCAAGCGACGGAAACTTTACGTTGGTGACCAGTCCCGTGCCTGCGTAGTTGGCGGCAGTGGTTCCGCCAGGTGCAACCGGCCAAGTGATGGTCACGGTTTCGGCCGCGGTGCTGGTTGCATACCAGCCAGCGGTTCCAGCCGGGTCAAACTGAAATGTCAGCTTGACTTCTCCTGGCTCCTCTAAATCGCCAGCCATGTAAGTTGGAGTTGTGCTGGCCAAGTGGGTAATGTCAATTGCTGGCCGAGAACGCTCGCCCGGATCAATCGTCAGCCAGTTCAGCGCACGGCTGCTTGTTCCAAAGGTAATGGTTCCGCCGTGGCCTGTGTCAATTCTCGTATTTGGCATTGGTTAAAACCTCCTAATCGGTTGTCTCTTTGTGAGTAAAAAGGTAATCACGCATGACCCAGTAACGCTTTTGTGCCGAACCGCTTACAGGCGGGTCGTATCCGCATTCAAATCCTTGGTCGTCGTCGACAGCGTGTACGTATCCCGAGCCCATCGTTCCCCGGTATCCAAGCAATGGGCAAAGCCTGATTGTCTTGTCTAGTTCGTAGGCTGCGGCGTGCGTGCTGCCGTAGCTGATGACGCTCACTCGGTTGGATGCAATTCCAGCCGCCCCGCCGAGGTGTACGCTGCTGCTGCCAGTTAAGATGGCAATAATTACAAAAGGCAACTGCACGCCCTCTTTGGCGTCGTGTATGTAAATTCGGGCTGCATCGCCAGTTCCGACCAGTGCGGTTATGGCAGACTTGGTTTTCAGGTATGTGCGTAGATTGGTTGCGATGTCCATTAGCCACCTGCCAAAATTATCGCGGTTTCGACGCCTCGCCTGAATGCTTGGTCAGCTTGCGAGCGAACGGCTTCAATGGCAGGGAGCATGAACCGTTTTGCTTGAACCACTTCACCAGTTCTTCTTCCCCAGAGAACGGACTTGTGCCCGAACTCAACCAAATGCCCGTGTGCGCCCTGCGGATACCGCACTCTCACTACCATTGCAAGCACCTTGCCGCCTTTATAGGCCTTATGCTTAGTAATGAATTGAGTGTGCAACGGAGACGAACGGTTGTATTTTTTGCGATACCCCGCGCTCCATTTCTTTTTTGTGCCAGTTATTGAACTTCGGGGAACTCGTTTTTGAGCTTCCAGAATTACCATCCGCCCGACGTTTTCAAGCCCCGACTGCTGGATCGAAATTTTTACCTGTCCGGCAAGCTTGGACAGCACGTCTTCAAAATTGACTGACTCTTGTATCTCAAGTGCGCCAGCGTATGTCTCTTTGTGTTTTGCCATTACAGTACGACCTCCGTCGTCTGAATCATCAGCTGCGTGTTGTTGTCCATCGCCAGCACCCGGCTCACTTCGTAGTAGGTCTGCGTTAGCGGCTGATAGATTCGCATGCTGGGTAAGATTCCGGCGTAGTAACGCATCTCAATTACGTGCGAAACGGTGGCCTCAATCTGTCTGCCGCGGTACGTCTCGCCGCCGCTGACCGCCGTGATGCTACAGGGCAGGTCACGCCAGAGCGTTGTTGCAAACGCCGGGTCGTCGCTGCCTGCAGCAGACGTTTCACGGTAGACGTGGACGCGGTCGCGGTACTGGCCAGCTTTGAGCCTCACGGGTAGTTGCTCCGTTTCATGCGGGCCAGCAGGTTCTCATAGGCTTTAAATCCAGCAGTGATGATCTCATTGCCCATCATCGTGCGTTCTTCAAAGTAGTAACCAATCAGCAGCAGCATCGCCTGCTTGAACATCTGCGGCACAGCGCCACCATTGGCACCGTAGCCAGCCGTGTACGCTAGGCTGATGGCATCCCAGCGGTCGTAGGTTGTCGGCCATGCCGCGTTGCTATTAAGCCAGACGCGGCGACGGTCTGTGTCCAAGCTGTAGAGGCTGGCCGAAAATGTTTGCTGCGTGTTGGTTGTGTCGTAGTAGGTGATCGAAGTGACCGCCGTGACAGGCCGGAAGTAAAGCTGCCAGTATTCCTCGTCGCCGGACCAGTTAAACTTTTCCGTAACCGTGCGAGATATAAGGCAAACCTGACAGTCATGCTCCACCTGCTCCCGTGCCTGCTGGATCAGATTCTGCAAATGCTCGTCGTGTGCCGTATCAGCGTCGGCGATTTCGAGATGCTTTTTCGCTTCGCTCAGCTGCAGCGGTTCCACTGTCGTTGCTGACTGGGTGATCGACTTGTCCGCCGTCCGCAGCGGGCCGCTGATTGAGTATCCGCCCATGTCCAAACCTCACCAAACAATCTGCCACGCCGGGATAAACTTCGATCACGTCTTCGGCCTTGCGGCCGTTCCAGTCACGGAGCAGCTGAACCTT